TCAGGGAGCCTCTCTCCGATACAGTCCAAGACGATGCAGGACAGTCCTTTTACGCTCCGACCTAGTCCGAGTCAATGACAGATAAACCCAAAAAGAAACAGCCGCTACGAGGGGCAACTAAACCGAGGCTTCAGAGTCCACCTCTCAAAGGCAAAAATAAGATTGATGATGTTAAGCAGCTCTGTGAGATTATTAAGATGCCATTACTGCCTTGGCAGGAGTATGTACTCAAAGACATGCTCACTGTGGACACAAAAGGCAAATGGATTCGCAAGACAAACCTGTTATTGATCGCTAGACAGAATGGCAAGACACATTTAGCGCGTATGTTGATTCTGGCTCACTTAATCAAGTGGGAAACCAATGTCTTGATCATGTCCTCTAATAGAAGCATGGCTCTGGACACATTCAGACAAGTCACAGACATCCTAGAAAATAACGACCACCTTAAAGGATTTGTCAAGCAGATCCGCTATGCAAACGGTACTGAGTCGATCGAGATGCTCAATGGCACACGATTAGATGTTGTAGCAGCTACTCGTGATGGCTCTCGTGGTCGATCAGTCAATGGCTTACTGTTTATCGATGAGGTTCGAGAGATTACAGAGGAAGGATTTAGAGCTGCAACTCCAGTAACGAGAGCCCACCCAAATTCTCACACTTTGCTGTGTTCTAATGCCGGTGATGCCTTTAGCACTGTGTTAAATGATTTAAGAGAGCGAGCAATCTCCTATCCACCTAAGTCTTTTGGTTTCTATGAGTATTCGGCTCCCCAATATTGCAAGATAGAAGATCGCAACGCATGGGCGATGGCTAATCCATCACTAGGTTACACAATTACAGAAGAAGCGATCGAAGAAGCGATAGCAACATCTCCGATTGAAAATACACGCACCGAAACGCTTTGCCAGTGGATTGACAGCTTGTCTAGTCCTTGGCCTCATGGCGTGTTAGAAGAAACATCGGATAGCACACTAGAAATGACTGCTGGGGCTTATACTGTATTTGGTTTCGATGTCAGTCCGTCTCGGCGCAACGGTTCATTGGTCGCAGGACAAATTCTGCCAGATGGACGGATTGGCATTGGAATCTTAGAGACTTACAGCTCTCAAGTAGCCATTGATGAGTTAAAAATGGCGGCAAGCATTAAAGGCTGGGCAGACATCTACAAACCGCGCCTAGTCTGCTTTGACAAGTACGCCACACAGACGATAGCCGACCGTTTAAGCCAAAGTGGTGTAATGGTTGAGGATGTGTCAGGCCAGCAGTTCTACAAAGCCTGTGGCGATCTATTAGAAGGTTTAGTCAATCATCGAGTAGTCCACAATGGTCAGGCTGAGTTAATTCAGCAAATGAATAACTGTGCAGCTAAAGTCAACGATTCGGCGTGGCGCATCATCAAACGCAAGTCGGCCGGAGACATCTCTGCACCTATTGGCCTAGCGATGGTAGTTTCTAAGTTAATGATCCCAACACCTAAGCCACAGATTTATACTTAGACACACCGACGGCGTGTTGTCTATTTACTTGACAAATGCTATCCTTTATGTCTATGGGTATCTTTAGCAGATCAGAAGCGCCAAAGAAAAGCAACTCGCTTCTAGCGCAATACGCTCCAACAATTATGGGAGAAAATCTTAACTCCCTATTTAACTATGTCATGCCACGCGTTCAACGCAACGAGGCGATGAGTGTTCCTTCAGTTGCTCGATGCAGAAATCTTCTAAGCTCTGTAGTTGCTGATCTCCCATTGAATTTGTATCGCAATTCAACTGGTGAAGAATTAGGCAATCCAATTTGGGTTGATCAACCAGCAATCAATCAGCCACGCTCTGTCACAATGGCATGGACTGTAGATTCTTTGCTTATGTACGGCGTGGCTTACTGGCAAGTTACAGAAGTTTATGCAGAGGATGGCCGACCATCTCGCTTCCAATGGATTCCAAATGTTAAAGTAACTTTTAACACTGATCTTTACGGAATGACAATCACTGAATACTTTATTGATGCGGTTGCTGTACCTATGTCAGGTCTGGGAAGTATTGTCACCTTCCAGGCATTTGATGAAGGCATCCTCGAAAGAGGAAGTGAAACTATCCGCGCAGCAATCGATCTCCGCAAAGCGGCTGTCATAGCTGCAAGTACACCGATGCCTTCTGGAGTGATTCGCAATAATGGTGCTGACTTAGATCCTAAAGAAATTCAAGGACTATTAGCAGCATGGAAGAACGCAAGATTAAATCGCGCTACTGCTTACTTGACTTCTACTTTGGAATACACACCATCATCATTCTCACCTAAAGACATGATGTATGACGAAGCACAGCAATTCCTAGCAACTGAGATTGCTCGTCTATGCAACATCCCTGCTTATCTAGTTAGCGCGGAAGCTAATAACTCTATGACTTATGCAAATGTATTAGATGAGCGCAAGCAATTCTTTTCATTTAGCGTTGCGCCTTATGTAAATGCGATTTCTCACAGGCTCAGCATGGATGACATAACGGCTCGCGGAAATTCTGTGCGCTTTGATGTTGATTCATCTTTCCTAAAGACTGAACCAATGGAAAGACTGCTAGTAATAGAGAAAATGCTATCTCTCGGCTTAATCACACTTGAACAGGCTATGGAGATGGAAAATTTAACACCTAACGGAAGTGAAGGAATAAATGACTAACATCCTTACATTCTCTGCTGAACTAACTGCCAATGTAGAAGAACGCACAATCTCAGGCAAAATAGTACCAGCAGGTACAGGCGAGATCGGTAACACATCGGCTGGCCGAGTGGTCTTTGAAAAGGGTGCAATAGCACTTCCAGAAGATCCTAAGACAATCAAACTACTAAACCAACACGACATGAAGCAACCTTTGGGTAAAGCAACATCTTTTACAACAGATGATGATGGTATTTATGCCAGCTTCAAGATCAGTCGTAGCAACCGAGGTACAGAAGCCTTGATCCTTGCCGAGGAAGGACTACAAAGCGGTCTGTCTGTCGGTGTAGAAGTACTTAAGTCAAAAATGAAGGCTGGCGTTATGCATGTATCAGCTGCCAACCTATTTGAAGTTTCATTGGTAACAGAGCCGGCTTTTAAGTCTGCTCAGGTTATTGATGTCGCTGCCGAGGATACTCCAGAGGCAGTAGAAGAAATCCAACCAACAGAAAGCGAGACAGCTGTGGAGAATACTCCAGAGACAGTTGCAGCACCAGTAGAGGCAGCAGCGGTTGAAGCTGCTCGTCCTGTTGTTACTGCAACAACATTTGTGCGTGAGCGCATTGCACCAATCACATCAGCACAGTACCTAGAAGCAAACATCAAGGCAGCTCTTGGTGATGACGAGGCTCGCCGCACAGTTCGTGCAGCAGATGACTCAACATCTACAAACACTGGTCTTACACTTGCACCACACCTAAACACATTCATCACTGACACATTTACTGGTCGTCCAGCATTTGAAGCAGCAACTCGTCAGGCACTTTTGCCAGAGGGTATGTCATTCACAGTGCCACGCCTTTATACCAATGCGACATCAGCTGACACTGCACCAACAGTTGCAGACACAAACGAAGGTTCAGCACCATCTGAGACAGGAATGACATCTGCTTTTGACACAGTCAATGTAAATAAGTTCTCAGGTTTGCAACGGGTTAGTTTTGAGCTCGTTGACCGCAGCCAGCCCGCCTTTATGGAATTGATGATGATCGAGTTAAGAAAAGCCTATGAGAAGGCAACAGATACAGCACTTCTACAAGCTTTCGTTGATAGCGGTACTACAGCAACAGGTGTAGCAGCTACAGCAGCTGGACTACAATCATTTATCTCTGTTGAAGGTGCAGCAGCATACAAGGGTACAGGCGGAGACTTTGCTAACAAGCTAGTTGCTTCAACTGACCAGTGGGCAGCAATCACAGGATACGCAGACACAACAGGTCGCGCACTCTACTCAGCACAAGGTGCAACATACAACGCAGCAGGTAACGCAGTAGCAACATCTGTTCGTGGAAATGTTCTTGGAACTGACTTGATCGTTGATCACAACTTAGGAGCAGGAGTTATTGACAACTCAGCGTTCTTGGTTGCTCCATCATCTGTGTACTGCTGGGAATCACCACAGACACAACTTCGCGTTAATGTTTTGACAACAGGCGAAATCGAAATCAACCTTTACGGATACCTAGCAATTTACTTGGCTAAGTCCGGCAAGGGTGTTCGCAAGTTCAACCTAGCTTAATAGGTAACTAAGTCGCTCTAGGGGGTCAGTAGCCCTCTGACTCCCTAGAGTCTTTAGAAAGGATTATCATGGCATTAACTACAGTCGCAGAGCTTCGCTCTACGCTTGGTGTTGGCACCCTATACACAGATGCAGTTTTAGAGTCTGTTTGCGATGCCGCCGATGCAGTCCTTTTGCCTATGCTCTGGAAGCCTCAATGGTTTGCAGTAGCACATAGCAACATCGTGGGCGAGGGAACTTTATACTTTGACATTGAAGTTACAGACATTTTTTATGTTGGCCAAACAGTAACTATCGCCAATGCCGGTAGTCGATACTCGGGATCTAAAGTTATTGCAACCGTTGGTGAGTATTCAATTTCAGTGCCAACTAATCACTCAGTGATTCAGCCTAAGCATCCCATTGAGCCTTTTGGCACAGTTACATCTGAGACTTATACAGACTGGACTACTGATCAAGCAGTACAAAACGCAGCCTTGATGATCGCTGTTGAAATCTGGCAAGCAAGAACCGCAACACTCTCAGGTTCTAACGCCATTGATTTCCAGCCCTCACCTTATCGAATGTCAGCACAGCTGCTCGCTAAGGTCAGAGGATTGATTGCACACGCACTTGCACCAACATCGATGGTGGGATAATGCCAGTTGCAGTCACAACCCTTCGCACAACATTAGCCACAGCATTAGTAGATAATACTAAATGGCAAACCTTTGCCTTTCCACCTGCCACAGTTCTTGCTAACTCTGTGATCGTGTCTCCAGATGATCCTTATCTGACACCTAGCAATAACCAACACATCACAATAAGCCCTATGGCTAACTTTAAGATTATTATTACAGTGCCATTGTTTGACAATGAAGGAAACCTTAACGGTATAGAAGATGCAGCCTGTGGCGTGTTTGCAAAGCTCGCTGCATCATCTTTGACCTATAATGTAAGCGCAATAAGCGCACCTAGTATTCTCAACGCTGCATCAGGCGATCTGCTGAGCTGCGAGATGTCCGTATCAATCCTAACGAGCTGGAGCTAAAATGTCCGAGTGGGAAAAAGAAAACGAAGCCTTCCTGATCAAAATCGGGCAGGTAGCACCATCAGCACCAAAGCCAGTAACTACTAAGAAAGACGAGGAATAATCTCATGGCTGTATTTCTAAATAACAATGTGGGCGTGAAGATTAACACTGTTGATCTTTCTGACCATGTAACAGCAGTAACAATCAACAGAGTATTTGATGAACTAGAAGTAACTGCGATGGGTGATAACTCACACAAGTTCGTAAAGGGCTTAGAGGCATCAACAGTAACTATCGACTTCCTAAATGACACAGCATCAGCAAATGTATTGGCAACACTACAAGCTGCATGGGGTACAACAGTTACCTGTGTATTCTTACAAACAAAGGGAACAGCAGTATCTGCTACAAACCCTCTCTACACTGTATCTTTGCTAGTCAACAATACAACAGACATCAACGGTGCTGTTGGAGACATTGGCACACAGTCAATCACATTTACTGCTAACTCAACAGTTGCAGTAGCAACTACAGGCACATTCTAAACAATTAAACAAAGGGGCTAAACATGGCAAGACTAAAGATCGTTCGACAAGACGGAAGCGTGCTAGAAGGCGAGATTACTCCAGCAGTGGAGTACGCATTTGAGATGTACGCTAAAAAGGGTTTCCACAAGGCTTTCCGAGATGAGGAAAAGCAAAGCGATGTTTATTGGTTGGCATGGGAAGTCACACGCAGGTCAGGTGAGACTGTTAAGCCATTTGGGATGGACTTCATTGAAACACTAAAAAGTGTTGAGGTGCTTGATTCCGACCCTTTAGCTTAAAGCGCGATCTTCCGTTCACCTACCTTATTGCTAGGCTAAGCATAAGGTTAGGGATCGCGCCACAACATTTATTAGAGTTAGACAAAGTAATGCTAGATGCTTTACTTCAAGGCTTAACTGACGAAGCAAAGGAGATCAAAGATGCCAACAACATTAAAAGGCGGCGTTGAACTCCGTAAGGCTTTAAAGCAGTTTGCTCCAGACTTGGCTAAAGAAACGCAAAAAGAAATTGCTGGAATCTTGAAGCCAATTACTACTAAAGCCAAAGGATTTATTCCTTCAAGCGCTCCGTTATCAGGTTGGGGAAAGCCTAGTAGTGGAACATGGGCAAATAGACAATGGTCAACTTCAGAAGCTAAGGCCGGCATCGGTTACAAGACAACACCATCTAAGCCAAACTCTAGAGGCTTCCGCGCTCTGGCTCGAATTGTAAATGCAAGTTTCTCAGGCTCTATTTATGAAATTGGTGGAAAGAATAATCCACAGGGTAGGCCACAAGCTCCGGCGTATGAAGTAAGACTACGCGGTCATGCTAACTATGGAAAGACTATTAGATCAGGAAATAAAGATCAATCTAATAGCAATAACCCTAATGCGGGTAAGCAATTTGTAGATGCATTAAATAGCACTGGAAAGATAGTTGATGCTTATCAGCGTGGTCAAGGGCAAGCGGGTAGGGCATCGCGCAAGATGCGAGGTCGCGTAATCTTTAGAGCATGGGCAGAAGATGGTGGCAAAGCCAACACTGCTGTTCTTAAGGCTATTCAAACATCTGCAACAAAACTCAATGACCGTGCAAAGGTAAGAGGTTAATCATGGCAAATGTAGTCATTGAAGTCGCAACCGAGTTTACAGGTAAAAAGGCCTTCAAAGAGGCAGACACCGCTACTCAGAAACTTACTAGAAATGTTAAGAAATTAGCAGGTGCAGTAGGAATCGCTTACGGCGCATCAGCCATTGTTGCTTATAGTAAGAGATCAGTTAAAGCCTTTGCAGATGATGAAGCTGCTGCCCTTCGACTCAATCGTGCAGTAGAGAATTTAGGCATTGGCTTTGCTAATCCTGCTATTGCTGATTACATTGGTAATCTTGAAAAGTCTGCTGCTATTGCCGATGACATTTTAAGGCCAGCCTTTCAGGGATTATTAACCACTACTGGATCATTAACTCAATCTCAGAAGTTGCTTAATGATGCCATTACAATCAGCCGAGCCTCTGGTGTGGATCTTGCCACAGTTACACAGGATCTTGGCAAAGGGTATGTTGGCATTACTCGCGGCTTGGCTAAATACAACACAGGTCTTACTAGAGCAGAATTAAACACTAAGTCATTTAACGAAATCTTAGGAATTATCCTTGCCAGATCCGCTGGAGCAGCAGAGGATTATCTAACTACTACTTCTTACAAAATGGAAGTATTGACCGTAGCCACAGGCAATGCATCAGAAATTCTTGGTGAAGGTTTAGTTAATGCCTTTGCTCGTATTGGTGGTGGCACAGAAGCCAGCGATGCAGCAACAGCTATAACTACTATTGCTAAAGCGCTTGCTTCAGTTACGGTAGCTACAGGAACCGTTATTGGTGGATTTACGAATGTATTAAAAACATTAAAGAATTTACCTAAAGACATCTTTAGTGGTTTTGCTGGCGCTCAAGCAGGAATCAACTTAACACAACCTGCTAAGGAAACCTCTAAATTAACTCTTAGTGAAAAGAAGCAACAAGAAGCTTTAGCAAAACTAGAGTCTAATGCAGTCAAAAGAAATAAAGAATTGCTTGCATTAAAGAAAAAGCAAGTTACTACTCAGAAGCAAATGACTGCTGATAAAAAGAAGCAAGAAGCCTTAGACAAGGCCGCTTTACTGCTTTCTCAAGGCCAGAAGTTATTTGATGAAAAAGCAATCCAGTTAGCTGCTGCCGCTCAAGGAAAACTTACCGAAGAAGAACGAGTAAGGGTTGGCCTAAAACAAAACATCTATGATCTTGAAGAAGCAATCAATCAAGGCAACCTTGATGCCGCTGCTAGAATCTCACAATCATTAGTCAATAATGCTCAGCAATTAAGCAACCTTCGTGATAAGGCTGGCATGTTTGATTCTATAAGTAACCCATTTAATGCATGGCTACAAACCTTAAAAGAACTTGCTTTAGAGTTTGCTAAATTAGCCAAGATTGAAATACCTAAATTTAATCCTCTTGCCGGTGGAATCACAGCTGAGCCTTTGTATAAATACAATTCACTAAGCCAACAGTTAGTACCGGGCACGACTGACAGATCACCTATGGGCTATGGTGGTGGCCAGTTCGACATTAATTTAATCCCTACAACTCCGCTTTATGGCTACAATTCACTAAGCCAACAGGCAGTTCCTAATGGTGACACTATTGTTAACATCTCTGTTCAAGGCTCAGTTACAACAGAGCGCGATCTAGTAGCAGCCATTACTCAGGGGCTTTATTCACAACAGGCTTCAGGTACTCCAGTTAATTACAGTACGGTGTACTAATGGCATTACCAGCAACCCCTATTGTAAAGATCAACCTTACAGGTGGAGCATCCTTTGCCACTCCATTTATCTTAGATACTTCACAGCTTGACTTTGCAGTATTAGGTGAGCCCGGCCAAATCATTATCGATGTATCTAATCAAGTCTCTAAGATAGATACACGCAAGGAGCGCAATTTGTTTCAGGATAAGTATCTTGCAGGTACAGCCACAGTTCGCATCCTTGATCAAAATGGTGACTGGAATCCACAAAACACTTCAAGCCCTTATTTTCCTAATCTTGTACCTTTACGCTCAATCATTATCGAAGCCAATTACTCAGGCACTGTTTATCCAATCTTCAAAGGTTACATTCAGGAATACCTTTATACCTATCCTAAAGATCAAGAAATTGGCTATGTTGATCTAATCTGCACAGATGCCTTTAGATTGATCTTTAACTCCAATGTAACGACCGTCACAGGTTCAGCAGCAGGACAAGACACTGGCACACGCGTAGATAAGATCCTAGACACTATTGGCTGGCCTTCAAGTTCTAGATCAATTATGACTGGCAACACTCTATGTCAGGCAGATCCAGCCACGACACGCTCTGCTTTGGCTGCCATTGAGACTGTTACCTTTACAGAGCAGGGAGCCTTTTACTTCGATAAGGCTGGCAACGCAGTATTTAAAGATCGTGACTTTGTCTATCAATCAGGCACAGCAACACCTACAGTCTTTTCCAATGCCACTGGATCTACAGCCATTCCTTATGCTGGCATTACCTTTGCCCTAGATGACAAGACTATTGTGAACTCAGCAACTGTGACTAGAACAGGTGGATCGCCACAGACTGCCTCTAACCAAGACTCGATAGATAAGTTTTTCCTGCACAGCATTACAGCCAATGACATGCTCATGCAGACAGATGCAGAAGCTCTAAACCTTGCCTCTAACTTTGTGGCCTCTCGCAAGGACACCACACTTAGGATTGAAACAATCACCCTTGATCTAGTAACTCTAGGCTACGGTGCAGGAGTAGCAGCAGCTTTAGGCTTGGATTACTTCGACCCTATGCAGATTACAAATGTGAATGTGGCAGGAACTACCATTGTCAAGACTCTCCAATGTCAAGGCATAGCCCACAGCATCACGCCTAACACATGGCGCACAACCCTCACAACACAGGAAAACATCCTAGATGGCTTCATCTTGGATTCGACATTATACGGTATCCTTGACACATCCGTATTGGCATACTAGGAGAATAAATGACATACCCATTTGTAAGCGGTGATGTACTAACAGCAGCAGACATGAACTTTCTGCCTGCCTACACACTCAACGCACAGACTGGCACAACTTACACAGCTACAACTAATGACCAATACAGCAGACTGGTCACTCAGTCCAACGCTTCTGCAAGCACCTTTAGAATCCCTACAAACGCCACTACAGCCTTTCCTATTGGCACAGTGCTTAACATCATCAACATCGGCGCAGGAATCTGCACAATCAATGCAGTGACTTCTGGCACTACCACTATTCTTTCGGCAGGAGCAGTTGCAGCAGCACCTACCCTTGCACAATACAAAGCAGCATCGTGTATTAAAACAGGCACAGACACTTGGTATGTTATCGGTGGCGTTGCATAATGTTTGGAATTTCTGTAGGGATCATGGACAACGCAACTGGACTTCCATCGACCACATTTGTTGATTACTTAGTAATTGCAGGTGGCGCAGGTGGAGCAGGCGGTGATGGTGGCGGTGGTGGCGGTGGAGCGGGTGGCTTTAGAACTGCAGCTTCTTTCTCTGTTTCTGGATCTCTTACAGTAACTATTGGCGCTGGTGGCACAGCTGGCGCGCAAAGAGCATTAGGTGGCAACGGATCGAACAGTGTATTTAGCAGTATTACATCTACTGGTGGCGGTGGCGGTGGCCCATTTCCTGCTGTAAATGGTAATGCTGGTGGTTCTGGTGGCGGTGGTGGTTCTGCTATTACAGGCGGTGCAGGATCAGGCGGTGCAGCTTCTCCATCTGGACAAGGAAACGCAGGTGGTAACGGCTTTACAGCAGGAACATCATTTGGCGGTGGTGGCGGTGGTGGAGCAGGTGCAACTGGATCTAACGCTACATCTGGTTCAGGTGGTAATGGTGGTGGCGGTTCTGCAAATAGTTATTCTGGATCGTCAGTAACTTATTCAGGCGGTGGTGGCGGTGGTGCATTTACTGGTGCTACAGCAGGTACAGGCGGTACAGGCGGTGGTGGAGCAGGTGGATTAGCTTCTGGTACTGCTGTTGCAGGAACAGTTAATCGTGGCGGTGGTGGCGGTGGTGGCGGAGATGCTGGCGCTGGCGCAGCAGGTGGCTCTGGAATTGTAATTATTCGTTATCCAGATACTTTTAAAGATTTAAGTGTTGGTGCTGGATTAACTTTTACACAGACTACTAGCGGTGGAAACAAGATTTATAGCTTTACAGCAGGAACAGGAACGGTGACTGTCTAATGGCTCACTATGCATTTTTAGATGAAAGCAACATTGTTACTGAGGTTATTGTCGGTATCGATGAGACTGAAGAAATTGAAGGACTAGACACAGAGACTTGGTATTCCAACTTTCGGGGTCAACCTTGCAAGCGTACTTCCTACAATGGAAACATCCGCTATAACTATGCAGGAATTGGCTACACATACGATGAAGTCAGAGATGCATTTATTGCGCCTGAGCCAATTAACGCTACAGGTTTTGATGAAGAAACTTGTCAATGGATTGTGCCAAATGAAGATCCAATTATCTAAAGCGGCTAGACAACTTCGTGAGCAGTTCGATGATGCCTACCCAGATCGTGACCGCACATCGGATGGTTGGATCGGTGATACCAGACATGGTGCTCGTAAGTCTGATCATAATCCAGATGCACAAGGCTGGGTTCGTGCCATCGACATCGATCGTGACTTATCCGGCAAAGCCAAGCCCGATCTTATGCCCGACCTTGTTGATCAAATTCGTTCAGCCTGTAAAGCACGATCTGAAAAGCGTATCGCTTACATTATTTTTAACGGGTCAATCTGCTCCCCTATTCTTAGGTGGAAGTGGCGCAAGTACACAGGGGCTAACAAACACAATCACCATGTGCATTTCAGCTTTAAGAAAGAAGCTGACTTACTGGGTGAATTTTATCAAATACCTATGTTAGGCGGAAAACTATGAACCTTAAGAATCCAGCAATCCTTGCAGCAGGAGCATTTCTAGCAGCTTGGTCAGCAACTAATTTCGATGCAGACTACAGAGCAGTGTTGTGGTCGATCCTATCTGGCGTCTTTGGTTATGCCTCACCTAAAAGATAATGACTGCGCAGGACACGGCGGCTCTTGTTGTTGCTGCTACGACCGTTATTGGTTCATTTATTGGCTCGGTGCGATGGTTAGTAAAGCACTACCTAAACGAACTGAAACCTAATTCAGGCTCCAGCCTTCGTGATGAAATTACAGCGCTCTCAGCGCGTGTCGAAACCATCTTACGCATCCTAGAGAAGTGACAATTATCTTATGGCAAGGAAAGCAACTAACAAGTTCGTAGATGAGGGGTATTCCCCACTCGATGCTTACTGCATTGGGTTGCACGAGTTCTACAAATCCTTAAAGAAGGCTGGATTCCCTGAGTCTATAGCTCTATTCATGATTACAGAGCCACAGTCTTATCCAGCATGGATCTTGCCATCTCCAGTCGAGCCAGAAAGGTTCGGCGATTACGAAGATGAGGATGACGATTAAGCGAATAGTTATTTTGTCTGATCTTCAAGTTCCCTTTGAGGATGTACATGTAACACGCAACATTGCCAAATTTCTAAAAACCTTCAAGCCAGATCAAACAGTAACGATCGGCGATGAGATCGATTTCCAGACTATTAGCAAATGGTCAGATGGAACTCCAGGAGCGTACGAGCAAACCCTGGGCGATGATCGTGATCGCTGTGTCGAGCTTCTATGGGAAATGGGCGTAACTGACTGCATTAGGTCAAATCACACAGATCGCTTATACAACATCATCATGAAAAAAATCCCATCATTTCTATCTTTGCCAGAATTACGGTTTGAGAAGTTTATGAAATTTGATGAACTAGGCATTACCTTCCATAAGAAGCCTATGGCGCTTGCACCTAACTGGGTGGCGGTTCATGGCGACCATACCCCTATCAAGTCACAAGGTGGTCTAAGCGCAATGGAAGCGGCTAGGCGTACCGGCACTAACATTATCTCTGGCCATACCCATAGGGCGGGGCGTACATCCTTCTCAGAAGCCATAGGGGGCCGTTTGGGGCGTGTTCTGCATGGTGTTGAGGTAGGAAACCTTATGGACTTCAAACAGGCCGCATACACCAAAGGAACGGCTAATTGGCAACAGGCTTTCGCCATCATGTATGTGCATGGCAAAAATGTCCAAGTCGATTTAATCTACATTGAGAAGAACGGCACATTTATAGTGCAAGGCAAGGTCTATGGACGACCTCGTTAGAGACATCTTTCCCGTCAGGCGCACGATTGATGATGCCGTCGATGAGGCAGAATCGTTATCGTTTCGTTATCAAATAAAACCTAAATAGTCGCAGGGCTGTGCAACACTAAGCCTGTCACCAGCCGAGGGCGCTGGTGCGATAGGAGTAACAATGACTGACAATCAAGTTGTAGGCATAGTGGTGATTCTTATACCACTTGCACTATGGATTATCTACGCACATGTTTGGGAATCAGGCTATGAGCGAGGTAAGCGCGAGGGTTATCACAGAGGTCGATCTGTCAACAGACAAGAATTTTGGCAAGAATGATAGCTCGTGACATCCTACTCAACGCCACAGACACAATCTCTGATCGTGGCCTTTCATACGGTCATCCAGCAGATAACTTGCAACACACCGCAATGCTCCTTAGTGCATACCTACAAATGCCAATACATGACTATCAGGTGGCAGGGATCATGGTACTTGTTAAACTTGCGAGAACTAATCAATCAGCACAACATCTCGACAACTGGGTCGATCTATGCAGCTATGGCGCACTTGGTGGACAACTAGCAACAGAGGAGAATGGGCTTTATGTTTAATCTAGCGGACTATGAACCAGTAGAGGTGAGACTTGAGAAATTTATTAAGGACTATCCAGATTTTCGTATTTCAACTGAGTTGGAAGTTATCGAGGCTAGTAGATACATTGTTAAAGCGTATCTATTTAAGACTGCTACAGATAGTGTTGCGTGGGCAACTGGTCTGGCTGAAGAAACAGTTACTAGTCGAGGTGTTAACCAGACTTCAGCATTGGAGAATTGCGAGACTTCGGCGATCGGCAGAGCGCTTGCAAATGCGGGTTATGCTCCTAAAGGAAAACGCGCAAGCCGAGAGGAAATGACAAAGGTA